ATGATGATTTATAATTTTATGATAAAATATTAATGTATACTTAAAGAAATATTAAATTATGAAATAACTCTTTATCTTTTTTAAAATTTCTTTAAATACTATTTATTCTTTAAGTCAAAGTGTTAAATTTATTTATTAAAAAGATAAATTTATTACTTGTCTTTAAATTGATTTATTATTAAATTATAAAATATTTTATAATTTATAATTTAATAAAAAGGTGTCCAAAAATCCTAAATTCGGATGTATAATTTTATTAAAATCTTAAGTTTCTAGCATTCCCTGAAGTGATTTTAAAATTCTCACTTTTTTTATATATCTTATAAAAAAATAATTTAAAATTTTGTATTTATTAAATTATTTTTTCAATATATTTTATAAAAAAATATAATTTAAAATTATGTATTATTAAATATATAGTCATCACAATTTATAATTATACTATTTTATAATTATTTTTTTTTTTACCATAATTATAAAATTAAACAAATCTTCAAATTTTAGAAAATATATTAGTAGAATTCTAAATTGTGATAACTATACATTTAATATTGAGTTTTATTATACATAATAAAATTTATTTCTACATATATATTAAGTGAAAATGAATATCGTCATATTATATTCATCCACATTTATATTATCTTTATTTATATTATATCTTATTATTATTGATTTGAAAAAAATGAAATTAAGATTGTATAATGAATTAGATTATAAAATATGGATAAAAGTATATAGTTTAATAACAATTGTATTAATACATTTTCTTTGGTTATGTATTGTATTATTTACAAATAATAATGATAGTAATGTAATTTATGGAATACCATTTTATTTATTTATTTCATATTTCATATTTATTATAACAGAAATAAATATACAAAATGATTGTAATATATCTATTGCAACTGAAAAAATAAATAGATATATAAATTATTTAATATATCTATATTTTATATGTATACTTATTGTTATTTTTATACCAAATAAAATTAAAATACGTATTATAAATTGTATAAGGTCAATCAATATATATAAACTAAATAAATAAATTTTTAAGCTATTTCATAATTCAATATCAGTAAATTTTTATATAAAATACAATTAAAAATTTATACATTTATATGTTATAAATATAATAATTTATGAATAAAATTTATATTTACTAAAATATTATAGTCATCATATTTTATAATTCTACCAAATTTTTATAATTATTTTTAAAAAATAATTATAAAATTAAATAATATGCATACAAAAAATAATAGATATATTTTTATAAAAATATATTTAGTAGAATTCTAAATTGCGATGACTATATATTTAAATTTTTATTAAAATTATGAAAATATATAGTTTATTATTTTTTAAAACAAAAAGTTTAAAAAAAGAATAGATAAATTGAAATACAAAATTAAGAAATAAATGTTATAAAACTCAATAACCAAAGTTAAAAAACATTATTTCTGATTTTCATTCAAAAGTTTTATTATTTTTAACTACCTATAAAAATGCATTATAATCAGAAACCTTAAAAGTTTTCTTATTATAATGCATCTAAAATTATTTGTATTTGATTTATAGAATTTATATTATCCATTGCATCAACTTTTTTAAAAGGAATCCATTTTTTAAATAATTTATGATAATTACATTCTACATATATTGCACTATTATTTTGAACTTTAGTATAAATATCTTCATTAATATCATATGTATCATTAAAAATATTTTTTAAAAAATTACTTGTATCAATATCTGGAACAGATGCATATGAATATTTTTCAATAGTGTTATTTGTATTTTTACAATACAATTCATAAATATCTGGCATAACTGTTGGATTTATTAAAAATCTAGATGTTGTTTTTTCTAATTTCATACTACTTTTTTCTGATTTGTTCTCAATAATTTCAACATCTTTAAATAGATCCTCATCCTCCATATTCATTTTAATATTACTTATGGTAATACCATTATTTAAAATTTTACTATCTGATCTACATTCTGGAAATATAAATAAATAATTATCACTAAAATTATTAATATTTTTAAAATATAATCCGGAAGATTTATAATTTAGATAATGAGCATATTTATTTACAAGCGAATGAATATATTGATATTCAAAATATTTTTTTTTTGATACATATAATGTTTCAGTATCTATACAATATTCATGTTCATTATTTAAAATATTATCAATTATATCTTGTCTTTCTAAAAATGATTTAGTAATAATATTCTTTCCTTTATAGTATGCAATATCATTTATTAAATAAATCCATTTGTCTTCACTATTTTTAATTAATTCTCCATCAAATAATGTTCCCAAAAATATATTATCACAAAATTTTAATTGTGTAACTGTCATCGTATCATTTTTTTTATTAATGAATATACAATATTTTTTTGTATTATATATAGTCATAAATAATACAAATTTTTTTCCAAAAGTACTTAATGTTACTAAAAAATTATTTTCTGTTAAGTCATTTACATTTTTTTTATTTAAAAATGTATAATATTTAGATGTAAGATTAAAGCTTCCAATACTGTTAATTATTGATTTAATATCGTTCCGAATTTGAGGTGAATTTACTTGCAATGATTTCTTATTACTAAAATATGTTTGTTTCATCTATATATATATTATAATATAGTCTTCAAATATATTTATATATTTAAAAAATCATATTTTTATATTTTTATATAAAATAAAATATTTTTATATTTAATTTTATATAAAATAAAATATTTTTATATAATATAAATGGTAAATAATGTTGACCCATATCATAAAGGAATAAAAAGACAAAAAACAGCAAAAAAAGATAATGTTGGTACATATTATCATCCAACAGAAAAAACCTACAGAGATGGAAAATGTCCAGAAGGAATGGTAACTAAAAGGGGTTATTATAGACATGCATATGATAAGAAAGATGGTAAACATGTAAAACATACATATGTTCATGAATCATGCGTTCCAAATAAAGGAATTCCTGGAAAAATTTTTGATAATATGAAACCAATACATTTAGACGAAAAAAATAGTTTTAAATCCTATAATTATAAAACATCCAACGATCCAGAAATCCGTTTTAAAAAATTATTAAAAGCAGCAGAAGATTTGAGTTATAGATCCGTTGTTTTAAGATTATCACAATTAAAAACTCTAACAAAAGATTCTAATCATGAACATTCTTTAATATATGATGAAGATATAATGAAGTTACGCGAATGGAGAAAAAAAAATCCAAATGTATATAAAAACAAAAAAGTAAATTCTAAGGAAATAAATTCTGAGGAAGTAAATCCTGAGGAAGTAAAATCTGAAGAAGTAAAACCCGAGGAAGTGAATTCCGAGGAAGTAAAACCCGAGGAAGTGAATTCCGAGGAAGTGAAACATGAAAGAAGTAAATCCCGAAGAAGTAAATCCCGAAGAAGTGAATCCCGAAGAAGTAAATCTCGAATGAGTGAAACCCGAATGAGTGAATCTCAAATAGGTAAAGGAGGTGTTAAAAAATATACGATTGACATGTGATGATGCAATTCCAGAAAAAGATACATATAAAGATTTATGTAATGATAAAAACTATTTTCTAAGAAGATTACAAACATTTGATAACAAATTATTCAAATATGATATAAAAGATAAAAAAGCAAAACAATATTCGAAATGTTGTCAATCTACCCATCCAGTTGTATTACCATATGATCCTAGTAAAAATAAATCTATTCATCAAGATTCTTATACAGAATCAATAAAATATGGTTCTACAACTAAAAAAAATTGGTATATCTGTCCAAAAATATGGTGTTCACATTGTGAAATTCCATTATCAGAATCAGAAATTGAAAGTAAAACAATAAAAACACGAAATAATTGTAAAACAGCAAAATGTCCATATGGTGATCATCAAGTATTTATTAGAGAAAAAAAGAATAAAACATATGCTTATCCTGACGGATTATCTTTACCATGTTGTTTTCTAAAATCAAAAATATAATACAAAAAATTCTTAAAGGTAATGTGATGTAGGTTAGAAAAATATATAAATATTTATATATAAATATATATAAATATATAAATATTTATATATTTTTATAAATATAAATATAGTTATTATAAATATATGATATTATTTATACTTATTGTTATAATTATTTTTATAATTATTTTTATATTTTTTTTTATAAATATATATCTAAATAATACAGAAAATTTTTGTTACGGTAATACTTATTGTAATGGTAATAAAGAAAAATCTTTATGTATTAATCAACAATGTTTAGAATGTGGTTTAACATCACCATGTAATAAAAATTCTGATTGTGAGCCCAATAATTGTATAGATGGTTGTTGTGATTCATTATAATTTATATAATAATTTTCTTAAATATGTCATTTCTTTATCTGGTAAATTCATTCTACTTATATCATACATTGATGTTCCATGTAAGCGTTCTAAAATAAAATTCATAGAATACATACCACATTCACTTCCTCCATATTGATGTCTTTTATCATTATATATTACTGTTGGGCTGTAATTATTTAAATTATATTTATCAACTAATGAATGTATAAATTTATGTATTAAAGGTGTTGGTTTACTACCATAACTATCATAATAATTTATTTCATTGTTTTTGTTATCAATATACAACCCAACCCAATGCGTTCCCGGTCCACTACTAACATCATGATTATAAATAATACCAATTTTATTTATATTATTTTTTTTCATTGTAATTAAATCTAGTTTACTTAATTCACATTGAATTTTTGTTGGACAATCGGCCGGAATCGGACCTAAAAATACAAAATCATCATTTGCTTTTTCATATTGTTTCATTACATAATAAATATCATAAGTATTTAACCATGTATGTTCATTTTTCAACCATGCTTTCGGATATTCTGGTTTAAACGTATACAGTTCAATATCTATATCTCTTAATTTTTTAACAAAATCTTGTTTTTTCCAACAATATTCATCTTTTTTACATATTAAATTTAATTTTTTTTGTATTTGTGTCCATAACTTTTTTTTTGATATATTATTTTTTATATCAATTAAATTATCTAAATTATTCTTATTCCAAATAGTAGCAATTTTAATTAAAGAATCTTTGGAATAGCATGATTTAAATTTTTTATTTTTATTTTGACAAGGTGCACATCCATCTTTATCAATTGTATATTTTCTCATATATTGTATATTAACATAATATTTTTTAATAATTTTTACTTAAAATAAAAATCTGTATGTATAGGTAAAAAACCTAGGTTTTCTATACATACTTTTAAGCATTTTTATATGGCATAGAAATCTATGTTTCCTATATATTTTAAGTATTTTATCAAAAATAGATCTTTTATTTTACTTATATACAATTACATGATTACATAATTCTTTACAATTAGGGCAATTTTTATGATTTTTAAACCATTGTATAAAACATTCATAACCAACAATATGTGTATTATTACAAAAAACAATCGCATAATCTAATTTATCATGTGTATTTTTACAGAGACAACAAATATTTTCATCGTTTGTTTCAAAAAAAGATAAATAATATTTTCTATTTACTTCAATTTTTAAACCATCTATTCTTAAATCATAAAAAATATTTCCAATTTGTACAAATGGCAACGCTAAACAGGGGTTATTACAAATCCATTCCATATTATTTACTTATTATATAAAAATAATGTTTTATATACTGATTATAAATAGATTGTTAAAGAATAGTATAATTGTAGAAAAATATTATTAAGTTTCTAGTATTGTTTCCAAAATACAATAATTTTAATTTATAAAAAAAGAATAAAAAATGATTTCAAATAATTATAATAATATTATATCTTATTAATTATAAATTAAACAATGTCTGTAAAATATAAAATTATTGATTTATTTGCAGGAACTGGAGCTTTTTCTCATTCATTTTTAAATAAAAATAGTGAAAAATATGAAATTGTTTATGCAAATGATTTTGACATTCATTCTGAAAAAATATATAAATTAAATCATTCAGGAATAAATTTTAAATTAGATAATCTAAATAAAATAAAATTAGAAAATATACCAGATCATGATATATTATGTGGAGGATTTCCATGTCAACCTTTTTCTATTGCAGGAGAAAAGAAAGGTTTTAACGATGATCGTTCAAATGTTTTTTGGAAAATATGTGATATTATTTCTGAAAAACGCCCCGAGATAGTTATATTAGAAAATGTAAAAAATTTAAAATCACACGATAAAGGAAATACTTTTAAAATAATTGAAAACAATATTAAAGATTTAGGATATTTTATAAAATATTCTATTTTAGATACTAGTAAAATAACAGAAATTCCACAACATAGAGAAAGAATATATATAATATGTTTCAAAGATAAAGAATATTTTAATAAATTTAATTTTGATTTTACAATTAAAAAAAATAAACCTATAAAAGATTTTTTAGAAGAAAATATACAAGATAAATATTATTATACCGATAAATTAAAGGTATATCAAGAAATTAAAGAAAATATAAAAAAAAATATCAATGAAAATATCTTATACCAATATAGAAGGTATTATATTAGAGAAAATAAAAGTAACTGTGTTGTCCAACACTTACTGCAAATATGGGTTCAGGTGGTCATAATGTTCCGATATTACTTGATGAAAAAGGAATTAGAAAATTAACACCACGAGAATGTTTTAATTTACAAGGATTTTCAAAAGATTATAAATTACCAAATATTTCTGATTCAGCACTATATAAGTTAGCTGGAAATGCAGTTACACTCTCTATTATAAATTTAATAGTAGATAAAATTGATATTTTAATATAAATCTTTTATATTTCCATCAAATATTAGCTTACAATAATCTTTCATCTGTTTTTGTAATATATCAAAAGATAAACGTGGACGTCTTCCTTGATTACATTGATCTTTATATGTTTGATCTTTGTTAATTTTAATATTTGACCATAAAGTATTATTATTTGAAAGTTTCATTTCAAAAATTTTAAAATTCTTGTTATGAAAATCTATTGCATTAACAAAATAAATTAAACTCCAATTTTCATTAGGACCAAATGATATAGGTCCCGATGACATAAAACCTTTTACTTCTATTTTTTTATTTAAAATTATTAAATCGCCTTCATTTGTATCCCATGAAGGCATAACTTTATATTTTTTACATAATAAAAATTTAACAATATTTTCGGATATTTCTGAAGGAAAATTTTGATTTCTTATTTTTTTTTAGAAAGAAATTTATTTATATTTTTTATTAAATCAAAAGTTTTTATATAGTTTTCTAATAATATTTCAACTATTTCTATACTCATATTATCTTTTTTATTCATTAATTTATTATTAGTTAAAAACCTTCTAATATTCTTTTGAATAATTATTGCAGAAGAATCTTCTTTATTTAATTTTATATTAGAAAATTTTTTAATTAAAATTTCAATTTTTAAATTATTTTCCATTCTTAATTCTATTTATGAGTAAATAAAATACTTATATAACTATATATGATATATGATATTATTATAATAGGTGGTGGAATATCTGGATTAAATACCGCTTATCAATTATTATTAAAAAAACCTGAACTTAAAATATTATTATTGGAAAAAAATAATTATTTAGGTGGAAGAATTAAAACATTTACGAAACATATAAACAATCATGCATATATATGGGAAGAAGGTGCAGGGCGTTTAAATGACAATCATATTTTATTTTTAAAATTAATAAAAGAACTTGGATTAAAAGATAATTTATCCAAAATAAGTTCAAATATAACTTTTTGTCCATCTAAAGGTACTATTTATACCAAAGATAAAGAATTTATCAATAAATCTCCATTTGATTATATTCAAAAAGTAATTCATTATTCAAAAGATCAGAAGAAAGAAGAAATTCAAAAATATACTTTTAAAGAATATTGTGCATTTATATTAGATAAAAAAGAGATAAAATTTATTTTAGATTCTTTTGGTTATTATGCACAATTGATAAAAATGAATGCATATAATGCATTAAAATTATTTGATAAAGGTATGAATCCAACATTACAATTTTATCATTTAGATCCCGGTATGAATATAATAATAAAAAAATTAGAAGAAAAAATTATTCAAAGTAATGGTAAAATATTATTAAATAGCAATGTATTAAATATAGATTATAATAATAAAATATTCTATATTTGTTTGGATAAAAAAATATATAAATCAAAGTATTGTGTGTTTGCTATACCAAAACCAGAATTATTAAAATTTAATATTTTAGATCCAGTTAAAAACAAATTAAATAGTATTCATTACAAATCATTATGTAGAATATATTCGATTTTTAAAAAAGAAGATATATGGTTTAAAAATATTTCAAAATCAACTACAAATAATAATTCAAGATATATTATTCCAATAGATAAAGAGAACGGATTGATAATGATATCATATAGTGATAGTAAGTTTGCTAATTATTGGAATAAATTATATTTAACAAATAAAGAATTATTTATATATCAATTAAAAAATAATATATTTAAAACATATAATCTAAAGATTGAAAATCCAATATATACAAAACCATCTTATTGGAATTGTGCGATTGGATTTTGGAAAAAAAAGAAAGATAGTACCATTCTTTCTAATAAAATCATTCATCCTATTCCAAATATAAATTTATTTATATGTGGAGAAAATTATTCTGAAACACAAGGTTGGATAGAAGGTGCATTAGAAACAAGTTTCAAAGTTATTGATAAAATAATTTTTTATAACAATACAAATTTAAAGTAGTATTACAAATCAAAAAAACAGCTTATAAAGGTATGTCTAGGAAACTTAGGTTTCCTCGCTTTTATCGATTATTTTTATAAAATATAACTTCATATTTATCTATATCGTCTCCAAAATATGAATTTTTATAATATGGATCACCATTTCGTGATGTGTTATTAATATCTTTATCAATAAGTCTATAATCTATGTCTTTATATTTTGATAATATACAATTGATATTCCAATTATTTATTAAAGCATATTGTGATAATCCAATTTCTTTATATGCAATAATATACCCTATATCTGGCGCATTATTTACTTCATCTTCATTAAAAAAATCTATATTTATTAAATAATTAAAATATTCTTTATCCATACAAAAAAACATTGATTGAATGTGTGTAAATGGATTATTTTTATTATATATTTTTGTTATATCATAATTACTAAAACGGTTTAATGGAAAAATATTTATAGATGTACCAACTAATTTAACATTTTCATGAAATAATTCTAAAAAATAATATATCCAATCTTTACTATTGTTTTTTAAATAAGGACCACATACAGATGTGTTTAAAAAAAAATAATAATTATATTCTTTAGATAAACTATTTAATTTGTTTATAACATAACTATATCCGCCAAAATCATAGCCTTTATTTTCTCTATAATAAACTGTAATATTTTCTTCTTCTGGTATAGGAATACTACAATTACCATTAATAATAATATAATAATCAACATTATTTAATATTCCATTCTTTAAAAAATATATAAAATTTTCTTTATATAAATTATTTTTCTCATAATATGCATAGATACAACAATATTTATTATTTATAGATAATTTTTCTAATATTTTATTATCTCTTTTTTTACACAAAATATTTATAAGATAAAATACAATAATTAATAATAACAATATATAAATCATATATTTATATATAATTTTTAAATTATACATAAAAATATGTATTTTATATATAATTTTTATATAATTTTTAAATTATACATAAAAATATGTATTTATAGTCATCTCAAAAAATTTCTTACTACATATACTTTTTATAAAAATATTTAAAAATAGGAAAATACATATAGGAAACTTAGTTTTCCTATTTATATATAATTTTTAAAAAATACAATTAAAAATATATATTATTTTCATTTTGTCAATAATTTATTAAAAATATAAATAAATAAAAAATGTACTTATAGTAAACAATATTTTAAATTTATTGATTTTCAATTATGAAACAGCTTATATACATAAAATATTTAAGATGATATTGATTTAACATAATTATTTATAAAAAATACTTAAAAATAAGAAGATATGTATTGGAAACCTTGGTTTTCTCACTATATAATTTTTAGATTATACTACATAAAAATATGTATTATAATTTAAAAAAATCATATATTTTTTCAATATCATAAATAAATTTATGTCCAAATAATAATAATATATTTTTTTTTTTAATAGTTATAATATCATCAGTATTTAATATAATCTTTATTTTATCCATTAAATCTTTATTATTTTTTAAATATAATAGAAAATTATATGTCCATACTTTTTTATTAAAATTTTGAAATGTAATGTATTTATCATCAATTCTAAGTTTATCATAAATCTTATCTTTATTTAATTTTTTATTCATTTCTTTATAAAATATGTTAAAGAAATCTTCACTATTTATTTCTTTTGTTGAAATTTTTATGGAAAATTCTTTTTCAATCTGTTTTATATATATTTTGTCTAATTTATATTCAAATCCTTTTATAATAGTATTTGCCATTTCATCATGCCAAAATTGTTGATTTATATATAACTCTTTTAAATTATTATAATGATTATTTGAATATGTAACAATTTGTGCTAATATTGCTAAAAATTGAATCATATTGTATGTTGGAAAGTGATCAAAAATTCTAAATTCTATTCCAATTCTTTCATCTTTCATAAATTTTTTATAAGATTTCATATTATATAGAGGTGTATTTGTAATTATTTTATTTTTTTTATCATAATAATATAAATTAAATATTTTATTTTCCAATATATATACTTCTTCATAATTCTTTTCAAGAGGAGGATAAAATAAATTATTGAAATTACTTGTGCGAATATCTGCACCTAAAGGCATATATTGTTCATATAAACTTTCCGGTCGTATTTTAGTTTTTTTAAAAACTTGCATTAAATAATCTTCAATATTATTATTATTATTGGAATTCATTTTACAATCTATTTTATAACCGAAAAATTTAAAATTTTTTGATGTTCCATCTCTCTCTATCAATCCGTTATAATTTTTTATTATTTTATTATTATTATAAACTTCTGCATTCATTACAACATTTATATGTTTATCATTTAATACATCATCTTTTGTTAAATAATATTCATGAATAGTATTTTTTTTTTTTCCATACATTAAGAATATGTCAGATGTTCCATAACCGGAACAGTTATTTAAAAAATGTCTTAAACTAGCTCTAGAATGAGACATATTATTTCCTAATGATTCAGTATCCGGACTTGTAAAATAGGATGCAAATATTGGTTCTAATAATTGTAATCTATTTGCTAAATTTATATGTTTATTTATAAATAATTCTGGAGAATCATTTTTAGAATATGGTATCGTAATCCATACATGAAAACTTCCTGCATAATCTTTTGATATTTCAGAAAAAGATATAAAATTTACACTATCTAGTACTATTGTTTTATTTAAACTACCAGTATGATGATAAGTTATTTTACCATATTTTTTAATTAAATTACTTAATTCTGGAATTTCATTAACTATATTTAAAAAAGTATTTTCAATATCCATTAAGTTATCTAACATGACTTTATAATTTTTATTTTTAAAATCAAATGTTTTAAATTCAATCGCTGCTGTCTTAGAAGTAGAATCAATATGTGGTACATAATTTTTTTTTAATTTGTTTAATAATAATAATGTATCTTTATTATTTATAAATTTTGAAATAAATAATTCTTGATCTATATTATTATTTTTTGGAAACACTATTTTATTAAATAATTTAAAATTTAATAATGGTAAATCTTTATTCTCACTAATTTTTATATTAATAATATTATTATTATTAACTTCAACAATATTATATTTTAAGAATTTTAATTTAAATTTAAAAATTTTAATATATTCTTTTTCATATGTTTCATCCATTATTTTGTTGAAAAATGTTTTAATATTATATATATTCATTTCATTGAATATTAAATAATAATTAAATAATTTATATATTGATATATTATCAATATATATATTTTTTTCATTATAAAATTGTATATATAATTTTAAATATTTTGTATGATCCTTAATATATTTATTCATATAATAATATAAAAAGTTGAATGTATTGTTTCTTTTATTTAAATTATAATAAATTGTATTATCAAATGGATATTCTTTTTTTTCCATTATTAATTGATCTAAATAATTATACAGAGTATTATTAGATTTATTATTAGATTTATTATTAGATTTATTATTTATATAATCTTTCAATAATAAATGAACATATTTATTATATAATTCTAATAAAGTGTATGAATTGATAAATAAATATTCGGGAATATAACCAAATTGTAAATATATATTTTTAATATTTTCATCATCCATATTTGATGCATCTATTTTATTTGTAAATCTTAATCTCATTTCATGTTCTATACCTAATCCCCAATTTACCATTATATTATATGTTTAGATAAATTAAATTCAACCATTTTTTTATAATTATTTAAATAAATTTAAACACTTCCATAATCTGTTCCTAATGAATCATAACCACTTACAGTTGGACTATTACCAATACCAGCTGATAAAGGTGTTGCATTATATGGTAATTGACTGTTTGGAATATAGTCACCAGTTTTTGTAAATTGTCTAAACCATTGTTCACCCGGAACACCCCAATAATCATCCGGAGCATTTACAGGACCTCTTGAATTTAAGGTTGACGCAAAATCTGAACCAGTACCTCCTCCTTTTTTTACATTTTTCTTACCTCCTTGTATTAAACGTTGATTTCCAATTTTAATAGATTTTACATAATCTACCGATTTTAAATAATCTTCATCTAGTTTTATCATAAAATCACTAAAACCAGATATTGCACTATTAATACTCTTATTTACACTATTTACTGCACTATCTGATATATATGGTATGGGACCATCACCTCCTTTCATTGACCTTTTTTTTATTAATTTTTTTCCACCAGTTTTTATACCTGTATTTGCTTCTGATAAATGATATGGAGCTAACATTCCAGTTCCAACATTTCCACTTTGATTCGTACCGTATGCTGTCATAACACCATTACCTGCTAATTCATTATAATTATCAACGGATACTTTTGGATTATAAAATGTTGGCGGAAGAGCTGTTGCACCACTTGATTCCATGCCACCTTTCATTGACCTCTTTTTTATTAATTTTTTTCCACCTTTCAATGCATATGGTACATTTACATTCTCTAATGTTTCTTCTTGATTTATACTTGCATATTCTCCGCCTTTCATTGATTTTTTCCCACCTTTCATTGCATGATTTGTTTCATAAGGTACATATGTATTCTCTAATGTTTCTTCTTGATTTATACTTGCATATTCTCCACCTTTCATTGATCTTTTTTTTATTAATTTTTTTTTTCCACCAGTTTTTATACCTGTATTTTGTTCCGATAAATGATATGGAGCTAACATACCAGAACCTATATTTCCACTTTGATTTATACCATATGCAGTCATAACACCATTACCTGCTAATTCATTATAGCTATTTACTGAAGTATCTGGATTAAAAAATTTTTGAGGAAGAGATGTTGCACCACTTGATTCCATACCACCTTCCATGTTTTTATGATCTATTTTATTCATAATTTGATGAATAACTTCACTTCGTGTTTCTTCGGATATCATATTATCAAATTTATTTGAACCACCTTTTTTGACTTTTTGTTTCGTATCCTGCTTTTTAGAAACAGCCATCGTCTTTTTAGACACAGCCACCGGCTTTTTAGAAACAGCCACCGGCTTTTTAGAAACAGCCACCGGCTTTTTAGACACCGTCTCCGGCTTTTTAGACACAGGCTTAGGCTTTTTTGATTTACCTCCAAATGAAGTTGCATAATCTATACCATAATTGTCTTTAATAAAACTATTATTCATTTCTTTTGTAAAATTTTTAGCATTATAAAAATTTTGACCATTCGATTTTGGTATTAATCCGTCATTTGAATAGTTAGCACCGCCTGTAACTACTGTATTATAATCAGAAGATGGTTTACACATACCGCATCCACTTGCAAAAGGTGTAAATGTAGGAGTTAATACATTATTATTAGGCATTATAATAATTATATATATATTTTTTTATAATAAATTAAAAAATATATATTTAAATATTTTTTTAATTGATTATAAAAAAAATAGATTTAATTAATCAAATTGAACAATAATACTAACATTATGTTTATTAACTGTTTTAGTTGCAGATACAGATAATTCTGTTCTTTTCCTTCTATTTTTAGAGTCACCCACTTTTTTTTTATATAAATTTCGTAATGAATTATTCATATCATTATCAATAATATCATAATATGAATCAATATAATATAAAATTTTATTTTCTATACTCCATCTAAAAAAATTTAATTGTCCAACCGTAGTTATTAATTCATTATTATCATGATCAATAAATGATATTCTTTCTCTTCTACAAAAAGGATCAAATTGCCTTTTACTGTATGCTTTTAATTGAGCTTTATAATCAAGATATACTATAAAATTCTTAACTTTATTATTAAATATTGTTTGATAATGTATGTTATTTTTCTTACTATAATTTGTAACGAACCAATCCAATATTCTTAAAGATATTTTTGATTTTCCCGTAATAATAGGTACTATTTGATCTAAATTTTCTCTATTCGTAAAAAAATTTATTAATGATTGCATTAACAAATCTTTTTTTGATGATATAATTTTAAAAAAATTTTCATCATTATCCGAAATGCTACAGTTCTTGAATTCATTTGAAAGTGATAGAACTAACGTTTCCATTATAAAATTCTTTATATCAAAAACTTTAAATACATTTTTATAAATAATTTAATATATATATATTAAATTATGCTTTTAATTAAAAAAAAAATTGATAGTAAAAAATATAGAAAAAATAAATTTTCTATATAAATTAATTTCAATACAATGAATATTATCATCAGAGCCATAAAATGTCTTTTCATTACTCTCTATGAAGTAGGATATAATATAATCTATGTTTGTTTTATTGTAGAGGTTGTAGAACCTACAACACACTGAAGAGAATATAGAACCTTTTCCACTATACATAGTATCCCTAACCACCGCGTAGTCTTAGCACCAAATGTAAAGTAGACTCTTTTTGAATATTATAATCACTCAATGTTCTTCCATCTTCCAGTTGTTTTCCTGCAAAAATAAGTCTCTGTTGATCAGGAGGGATTCCTTCTTTATCTTGAATTTTTTGTTTAACATTATCAATAGTATCTGATGCTTCTACTTCTAAAGTAATTGTTTTTCCAGTAAGTGTTTTAACAAAGATCTGCATTTATATATATTATATAATATAAAAAAGTTTTAAATAATTTTATTTTATAATAAAATTTAAATATCTATTTTATTTTTATTATAATTATTTATTATAAAATATAATTTTTTAGGTTCTAAATCTAATAATTTTAACATAATTTTATTATAATCTGTCTTTATTTTATCTTTTAAAAAACTTTCATGTAATTTATAAATAATTTTTGAAAAATAAAAAGGAATTTTTTCATTATTTTTTTGTATATATTTTAATAAATATATTCTCAATATTTCATATGCTACATTTTGTATATTCTTTTCATATTCCGAAAAAATATTCACATCATATGGAAAGAAATATATATATTCATTTAATAAAGTATAATCTTTTCGTAACTCTATATATCTAAAAAACCGATTATTGGTATTGCCCCATAAATTTCTAACTTTATTGAAATATGGATTTATTACTTTATATCTATTATAATGTATATCAGTAAATATATATCCTTCATATTGTAATGATGTATCAATATATAAATTTATTAAATTATTTTGAAAATACTCATATGAAATATTATTTCGTTTTGGTTTTGGTATACCAATATCATTACATATTTCTTTTAATGTATTTAAATCTCTTGTTGATATATGATATAATAATGGAGTTGTATAATTTACTACTATTTTATTTTCCGGATGCATAATAATAAATGAATAACAATATAATTTATTTAAAATATTGTTAAATTGATGAATACTAAAGTATTTTTCAAGACATTCTTCAAATAATTCTAAAAAATTTTTTTTACTTAACCATATTGATTTTGATGCATCTATACATTTTTTTGTAGATACAACCCATCTTTCTTGATAATAAAATAATCTAATAAGTGTTCCTTCTATAGAATGTTCAATAAATAAATTATTTAAATCCATTTTTGTACTTGTATCGGAACATTTATTAAAGGTATAACAAATAATTTTAAAATTATTTTTATCCATAATAATTCCATTACATTCATCTACAAATGGATATTCAAATATTGTATTATGTTGATGATGAATTAAAAATAATTCAGGATAATCTTTATCTTCTTTTATTTTAAGATTATATGTATTTGATTCTAATAATAATTTTAATGTTTCAAAATTTTTAATATTATTTTCATTAATAAATTTAGTAATTTCCATCAATAATATTTGTTATATATATAACGATTTTAAGTTAATTTTTTTAATAAAAAAATCTATTTATATATTATCATATAAATATTATGAATATAATAAATGACAATAATATAAAATCTATACAATTCTCAAATAATGAAAATATTATTTTTAATAATATTGGAGAAAATAATATTACAAAATTTATATCAGAAGGTGAAGATTTAATTATAGAACAAGAGGTCGCGATTAAAAATGAAGATATATTATATAAAGATGATATTGTTTATTTAAAAGATTTAGTAAATCAATTACTTTCGGAATATCCTGTTACTCTTCAAGATTCAAAATATATTCAAAAAAATGTGGAAGAAGTTGCTATTAAAATATTAGAACTTAAAAATAGTGGATTAAAAAAAATGGATTTATTAAATAATGATATTGAATATAAACTTATTCATGAAATTATTAATAGTAATTTTCAAAATGGAATAGTTCCAATAGTATTAGATAAACATAGAATTTATAGTAAGTTAAAAGAAGAAGAAATTGTTGATGATGGTGAAGAACATAATATTTATTTTACGGAAACATTAGAAAATAAATTAGGAATAACAGAAGAAAATCAAAGAACACAAATGATAGAATTATGGAAAATTAATCATGAAAAAGTATTGAATAAAATAAGTTATAAAGAAAGTTTATTACAAGAATTTAATATTATAAATCCATATATAATAAATTATGATAATCCATATATTATAAAACCAAATAATAATGTACTTGTTTTAAGATATAATGATTTACATACGATTCATTGGAATACATATAAAATTAATAATGATTATATTTTTAGTAAAGATATATATGATGAAACTGGAAAAATGAAAGGAATTGAAAATACTGTTTTTATAAAAGGTGATGAAATAAATGTTACAGGGTTTATGATATTAGGAAATGATAATAAACTGGATAAAATATATGAGAAAAATGGAATAATTACAAATATTTATAATTCAAATAATTCAATAAGAATAGAATGTAAAAATCATAATTTACAAGATAACGAAATAATTTATATTGATGAATCAAACTGTTATCCTACTATTAATTATGTTTTTTCAAACTCTCTAAAAATAATTGATAAAAATAATATTGAAATAAATAATAATTTAAATTTAATTAAACCAGGAAATTATGGTATATTATATAGATATTCTCATTTGAAATTTGATTTATATGAAATAACTAAAAATAATAATGATATTAATATTAAATTTAATTATACAAATTACAATGATAAAAAAGAGAATTTTTATCATAATAAAGTTTATTTATTTGATAAAATATCTATTAATAAGGATGATTATAAAAAAATTATTAAAAAAATATTACCAACTATGAATGATATTATAAATAATGAAATGGATAAAATCAATAAATCTTATACATTTGATGATATTAATAATATTCTTAAAAAATATACATTGAATATTAATAGTTTAAATATTGAACAAATAAATATAATTAAAAATATATTTGAAAATAATTTAAATAAAATAATGAACAATGTATCTAGTAAAAATATTTATTTAAATTTAACAAAAAATAGTAAAAAATTATTCAAAGATAATTATTATTTTTTATCAGACAAATATATTACAAATAAAAATATTGAAAAAATATATGGTAAATATAATTGGTTAGATAAAGTAGAAGATAATATTATATTAAGATTAAAATGGATTGAACAACAGAAAGATAATGGTAAATTATTTTACTTATATTATATAATTGATAATTATGTTCATTACAAGAATATTGATAATAAAATAAATGAATTAGAAAAATTATATAAAGAACTTGAAAAAAATTTTAAAAAAGAAAAATCGTTAATGGAAAAAAATAAATCTTATAAAAATCCTTTATATATAATAAATAATAAAAAAGATGAAAATTTAAAAAAATTATTATTAGATAATGTAAAATTAGATTCTTTAGATTGTATATATCGTAAAGATTTAGGATGTACATCAAGATTATATCTAAGATTAGAAGAATCTATAAAAAAAATAAATGATAATTTGGAAAATTTTAAAAAATTAAAAGAATATAATGAGAAAAATACCATTAAAAATATAAATGACAAAATTAATATATTAATAAATAAATTTTATTCAAAAATAAATGTTGTAAACAAAATGAACATTGTAAATACTATTCATAAAGTTAAAAAAGATAAATTGTCCATATTAATAAATTTAATTTATAGTATAAAAAATTATGAATTAAGATTAAATTACATATATGATTTAATAGAAAAAGATGGTATAATTATTGATAATCATATATATTCAAAAAAGTATGGTAAAAAGATTGATATATGTAGTCATTATTATTATTTTAAAAAAATAAATTATGCCGATAATCCAGATCTAAAAATACAATTCATAAATGAAATGTTAAATATATATAGTGATAATGGCGAAACAGAAAAAAATTTACACACATGTAGAATTTGTGGTGAAATTTTAACAAATAATGATTATGACGATACAGAAGGATTTTCTGATTCTGGTATGATTAAGAAGAGTAGAGAAGTATGGATTGTAGAAAAAGTAGAAAAAGATATTGAAAATATTGATTTATTAAATAAATTTAAAATATCTGATTTTGATGACAATAAATTTAAAGAAGTTTTATTAAATTATGGATTAGCAATAGATGATATTGAAGATGCAATATCTATATCAACATTTATTGTAAAAAATTTATATGTAAAATCTGGTGTAGAATTACATAATAAAACTTTAATAAATATTATTATTGATTCAATGCAAAAAATTAAAAATATTTTAACATATTCTATATATAGAATTAAAAAAATAAAACAATTACAAGAAAAAGGATTTACAAAAATAGATATTGATAAAATAGATGCAAAAAATACTTTTAAACAAGATTATGAAAGATTTTTTAAAATAAAAAGAAGTTCTATTATTATATCAAGATTTTTAATAGGTATTCAGACGAGTATTCCTCCACCTGTACGTAAAAGTAAAACAACTATATGTCCATTTTATAGTTTTGATAAGGATAATGGTATAAATTATATGGCATGTATTTTAGAAGAGATGAATATTGTTTTGTTGAAAGATAAAACAAAATCATTAGAAATATTTAAAACTGGAATTTTAGAAGAATACAATGACTTCAAACATTTAACACATATAAAAGAATTATTTAAAGAAAGACATAATTATGATTTAAATATTATAAAAAGAAATGAAAATTATAAATTTAAAATAGACAATGAAAGAATTCGTAATGAATATGATATTAAACCAGTAGAAATAGGTAAAGAATATAATGATTTAATAAAAGATTATAAAAATATTAGTACTTTATTAAAATTAAAGAATGTTCTAATAAATAGATTGTATTATTTAGCATATAATATTAAAAATGTAGTAAAAGATGTAATTGGAAAATCACAAATAACAGATTTATATACCGGATTAATTGAAACTTCATGTTGTAGTGAAAATGCGGAAAATTTTATAGATTATTATTATTATATATCTACTGAAAGTACTTATCCTGTTAAGAAAGATATAGATGAATCAAAATTTATATTTAATTATTATGATTATTTTATTAATATTGGATCTATACATAAATATATATTATATGATAAAAATAAATTTTCTGGAATTCATAATATTCCAATTGTTGATGATGAAAATAATACATCACCATCTTTAATTAAATCCATTTTTGAAATGTATGTTGATACAGGAATTTATAAAGGAACCATGCGTGAATATATTGGTAATAACGATAATCAAATTGATATAAAATCAGGATTAACTAGAAATGATATATTATCAAAAGAATATTCAATAGATGAATATAAATCTTTATTACGTAGTATTGAAAGCTATAATATTAAATATTTCACAAATCATAAAAAGACATTTTTTAATAAAAGTGAATTAAATAAATTAAAAAAAACAAGTAATGATAAATTAGATAAAGAAATAACAAATCTTGTTAAAAATATGTCATTTATTTTAAATAAAGATAAAAATTTTATTGATAAATATATAGATTTAATTAGAAATTTTGGAATATTTAAAGAAAATGAGGATAATTTGATTAGTGATAAAGATAAGATTAAAAACAAGGATTTAATAAACAAACGGAAATTAGATTATATTAAAAAATTTTATATTACAAAATTAAAAAAATATTTATCAATCATTAAAAATAGTAGAGATAGAACAAGTAATAATATTAATTTAAGTTTTATTGATAAAAATAGTGTATTATCTCTGGAATTGCAAAGTGAAATATATAATGAATATAAAGTATTAGAACCATTTATAAACGAAGATATAAATAAATATTTTATAGATTTACAGATAAATTATACAAATGAAGAAATAAATAGTATAAATGGTATTGATAATCTTTATAATAGTAAATATAAAAAAATAAAAGTTTATAGTGATTTTAATTTTAATGATGCTGCAAATGTATTATTATTTATGTTAGTTGAACAATTAAATAATTTTATATTATGTAAATTAGATATAAATTCAAAAGATGATTATAATATTAGTTATAAAAATAATAAATGTAAATATATTTGCAATTTTATTATGGTATTATTTGATGAACTTGAAAATGATTATGAATTATTTAATTTATATAAGAATGAAACAGAAAAAATTCAAAATATTTTAATACATGATAAAATAGAATATAAATTAAAACAATTTATTAAAGATGATGTTGATTATGTTACAATAATGATGCAGAGTAAATTTAAGGTATCTAGAACAGATGCAGATGAATATGAAAATGATATAGATGAAGATGAAAAATACCAAGAAAAAATAGATTATATAATGGAAAAAGGAAAAAGAGAATTAAGTGAAAAATATGGATATGCACCATCAGATGATCAATTAGAATCTTATAAAGAAGACTATTTAAAAAATATGCAGGATGATATGATGTTTGAATCGGAAATATATGATTTAAATAGTGGTGCAAAAGGAAAGGAAGTTATTGATCAAGGTGCAGATTATGGTGGATTTAATGAATATGATTTTGAAACTGGCGATGGTTTTGACTATTCCCAAGAAATGATGGAATGAATATAAAAAAAAATTGACAACAAAATATATCTAAATTTGTTTATTCATTTCTTTTTATATAAAAATCATGTTTCCATTAATTAAAAAAGCATTCGGTTTACAAAATAGTATGTTATTATATTTTAAACAAATAAATGAATCATTCGAAGTAATATTTCCAATGGTTTTATTTTTTTCATCGGTTTATCTTGCTTTACATTTACTAAATAGTCTTCATTGTGCTTTCTTTGGATATGATGGATATGATGATATATTTGGACATCATATTCATTATTTACGAGTTAATCAATATATATATAATATTGGCAAAAATATAATTCAAAATCTTAAGTCTTTTATTCATAAATAAAAATATATAGTCATTACAATTTATAATTTTAAGCTCTTTCATAATTATTTTATAAAAAAGAAATGTTTTTATTTTTACGACTTACTTTTTTATTGATAATTTATTGAATCTCAATTATGAAACAGCTTAAATAAAATTGGTGTATGTAATATAAATATTGTTTACTATATGTACACTTGATAAAATTAAGAAACTTTATATTTAATAATTTTTATTAAAATTATTAAATATAATATAGTCATTGCAATTTAGAATTCTATTAAAAATTAATTTTATAAAATTAGATTAAAAAATATTTTAAATTTATTTATACACATTATTTACTTTATAACAAATAATTTTAAATCTCATATAACTCTACTTTTTATAATTATTTTTTAAAAATAATTATAAAATTAAATAATGTGGATATAAAAATATATTTAGTAGAATTTCTTTTTACGATGACTTTATTTAATAAAATATTTTAATATTTATTGTTATAATTCATATTTATAAGAAACAAAGTATAAAATTACGAAAAAATAATATATATTTATAATCATATTTTATTAATAAATTATTGATAATATAAAAATATTCTTTATTTATTAGTTATTAGTTATTATTATTATAATTTATAAGTTTATATCAGTGCTAAATTATTAATAAAATGATTTTATTGTAGTTCTCTATAGGAACGATCATAATAACCGCTTCTTTCAAAACCAGTATCATAAAACTCTCCTTTGTGAAAATTAGACCGCTTAAAATAGATGCCTCCTATATCAAAGTACTTTTCAACCTTGGGTTTTTCATATCCACTATAAGACGGGTGTGATTTTATCTCATGTTCTATTTGTTTAATCAATAAAGTCAGATCTTTGATCTTTTTATTGTTCTCCTTAATAACTTCATAACAAGTAAGAGAACCATATTTATCAGGTGGTAATTCTTCTTTCTGATATTTACTTCGAAGAATAAATCTTGATCTATCGGGACTAATACTACTGTATATCCGATCTCTATAATCTAACGTTTCGATATACACACCATGTATAATATACACCCCGAATTTAGGATTTTTGGAAACTTTTTAATTAAAGTATTAAATTATAAAATATTTTATAATTTAATAATAAATTTATACTTAAAGAATCAATGCTAGAAACTTTAATATAATAAATTAACAAGATTTTTTTTTTACACCTTTTGATACAATGCTAGAAACTTATTAATATTTTTCTACAGTTAAAACAATAATATAATAAATAAATTTTAAATAAAAAAAATTTTATTTAAAATTTTAGTATTATTTATTTCTTTAAAAATTTATCTTGTTAATTTATTATAATAAGTTTCTAAAAACTTCATATCCATTCTACGACAGATTATAACCAAATTTTTACACAGCATCTATGTCTATTATTTTTATAATGGGTGTTTTAAATAAATATTTTATTTTATTATGTTAAAATATTATTAAGTTTCTAACATTGCTTAAAGAATAATAGTATTAAAAGAAATTTTAAAAAAGATAAAGAGTTATTTTATAATTTAATATTTCTTTAAGTATACATTAATATTTTATCATAACAAATATTTTTCTTTAATAATATCTTTATAGTCATAATTAAATGCTCTTTTTAAATTATAATTTTTATTACTTCTTCCATTCTTTATTAAAAAGTGTCCAAAAATCCTAAATTCGGGTGTAACGATCCATTTTTTCATTATCTATTAATAAATTTTCTATTTTACGTGTGTTTTCCTTTATTTTATTCATGAGTTCAACAATTTGTGCTTTTTCATTTTTAATAGCTTCATCTGGATCCGTGCCATATTCTGTATTTTTTTTACTGTTTGTACAACCCATTCGATAGAATTTTAATTATAATAATTATAAATACAGATGTTTTTACCCGTCATTTTTTTATAATATGCACAATGCCAAAAACTTTATAATATTTTATTAATATTATAGTCAGTCCAGATTAAAATTGTGGTAAATTTTTAAAAAACCAGTTTTAATCAAGTCTGATATAAATAACTCTTTCGAGTCTATCTGTTTTATAACACTCTTAAAGAATGTTTACAGACAAATTTAAAAAACCCTTTTTGGGGGGAAATATTTTAAATAAGGGTAATGATGTAACCTTCTATTTATCTCTATTTTTTATTATTTTTAGAGAAGAAAAAAGATTTACGAAGTTTACTTTTATCTTAATTTAATATATTAAAATGTCTTTAAATATATTTTAAAATAAAATTTACCACAATTTTAAAATTTTTAATCACATTATTATAATAAAATATTATAATAATGTGATTAAAAATTTTATTTTAAATTAAAGTTTCTAGCATTGTCTTCAAGGTTTTAAACTAATATTTATAATCAATTACAAAAAAAATTCTACTAAATATATTTTTACAATATAAACTATTTGTAAAAATACTTGAAAATAAAAAACTTAGGTTTCCTAACTATAGCATATTTATTATTATAAATTTATTTATTTTTTTTACATAAATATATTATATTATAATATATGAATTATATTTTATTTTATAATATCTTTATTCCGGTAATTGCAGCAATTATAATGAATGGTATAGTATATTCATTTGGAATCGTTAAAAAATCTACTAAAACAAATCCACTTATTCCTCCAGGATATATTATTGGTCCAGTATGGTTTATAATTCTTGGTTTACTTGGTTATGTACATTATTTAATATATAAATTAAATAATAAAATTACATTTACATCATTATTTATTATATTTATAGTATTATTTTGTATATCTTACCCTATCATAACGGGATTTAGAGAAAAATATGGTTTATTATTAAACCTAATTACCTTATTATTATCCTTTATACTTGGACTATTAGTAATTGTACAATCAAAATATATATTTATTTATATCATACCATTTATATTATGGTCAACATATGTGAATGTTGCTTATGTAATAGAATGTTCACAATTTTATTAAATAATTAAATAAAAAATATATTTATTAGATATATGAATAATACTATTAAAAATAATCGTTTTTTAATAATAATTTTAATAATTATTGCAATTTTACTTTTTATATATGTATATTTGTATATTAGAAAAAAATTTTATGAAAGTTTTATAAATTCCGAAGATGAATCTTCAAATATGATTAATAATATAAATTTAGGAATAAATTTTCAATCTGGTATAAGTACTATAAATCCAACTGGTACTATTTTTTTTTCAAAACCTTATGTAAAACCTCCGTTAGTATTTACTCAAATTATTGGAAATACATCAACTACTAATAATATTTATTCTATACAAATATTTGATGTTACAAATACTAGTTTTAATTATAGTAAAAATAAAGCATACATAAGTGTTCAATCCAGTAATAATAGTACAAATACTGCATATCTTATACCTAAAATAGAGCAATCAAATATAGAACAATTTATATGGTTTGCTTTTGGTTAATTGATAGTCATCGCATTTTAGAATTTTACTAGATATATTTTTACCAAATTTTTAAAAATAATTATAAAATATGATGACTATATACATAACTCTTTTTCAATTCCATATAAAGATGCCATTTGATTTACATCCTTATTTCTAAAAGAACCAAATAACACACGTCTTTGAAAATACTTATTATTTAATTGTAAATTTTTATCTATTATGAATGGAAATGACACATGTAATATTGAAATTTTAGCTTCATTAAAAGCAATTGCTAAACAATCATATATATCTTCATTAGATAAATCTTTTTGAATATATAATAACTTCATTGTATTTGTAAATGAATTATTTACAATTTGTTTCAAAACATAATTACTTAATTTCCATTTTAATTGCAAAATTAAATAATAAAATAATTTATCTGAACCTGTTTCAATGACACTTAGTTGAATAAGTTTAAGTTCATCTTTAGATTTTATATTTATCATTTCACCAAAATAAAAAGATAAAATGTTTAGATAAAGAGTTGTTGGTAATTTATTTATATGTTTTACAAAATTTATTAAATCCAATGATAACGACTCCATATTCTTTATTTTAAACATATTGTTATTACAAAAATATAATAATTTATCTGTCATTTTTTTACACGATCTTATATATTTTTTATAAAAAAATATTTAAAAAAAAAGGAAAGGTTCGTAAGGAAAACCTAGGTTTTCCTTACTCCTTACTCCTTACTTTAATACATATTATAAGTTGAATTATAATCACTTGTTTTTGTATCATTTGGAGATATAAAGAAATAATCATCATAAAAATTATTTGGCATAGAAAACATATTTATTTCATTGACCTTATTATCATTTTTAAACAATTCACTAATATTTTTTATATATTGATTTAATATTCCATGTAATATTTTAATACTATTTTTTAATTTATGATAACTCTCTTTTTTTAATGGTAAATTATATATTATTGAATTAAGTTCATTCAGTGCTTTTTTTGTTTCCTGTATTGCAATTTCATAATTCATATATTGTCTATCTAAACCTATTTTAGTATCATATTCTATTCCAATTATATTATTACAATGTATTATAGCATTTATATATGCGGATATATTATATTGTGAATATTCTCGTATATTATAAAATAATTCAACTATTATGGGATTTAAATATAAATATGATTTTTCTTCATGAAATGGTTTTATAAGTATATTGTTATCTATTACATAATTTGTTTTTTTATTAAATACTAATTTATGTAGAAATTTTAATTGACTTTTTTTAAACTGCGTATATTTTATAAATTCAGTATAATTTTTTTTAATTAATAAATAAATAATTAATAAACAAAATAAAAATGTTAATATTTCATTTAATCTTATAGTTAATCTATTAATAAAATTATATATGATGGCAATAGCTAATATATATATAATAATATTATATTTTGGTATTTTAGATAATATATCATAAATATTATTATTATAATAATCAATATTATCAAAATAATTATTTATATTATATGTAGAAGTATTTATTCTGTCATATATATTTTTAAAAATAATATTTTCCATAAATAATAAACATATATTTTTTTATTTTTTTTTTTTATTTAATAAAATAATATGAAATTTTTTTCACAATCTACGAGTTCTATAAAAACAGATGATCATGTAAAAAAAAGTTTTCAAATTATTCAAGGTAATAATCATTCAATAAGTCAAATAAGAGGTATGTCAAATAATAACGATCCTAATACTTATAGTATTAGGAGTAATTTTCAAAAATATAATAAAGATACTGGTATAATGCATTCTAGACATAAATCATATCGTTTAAAATCTTCAGAAATTTTAAATTTATTTAAAGATTCATCTAAATATGAACACAGTAATAATAGTCAAGACATCCATGTAAAAGATAGTAAAACATCTAAGAAAAGTGTTTCTGAACCAAAAAAAAAATCCGTTATTAAAAAACCTGTTGGCAAAAAACCTGTTGTTAAAAAAGTTGTTTCTAAACCCAAATTAAAAAAAGAGTCAGATAAAGGAAAAACTGTTCCAAAACCAAAACCAAAAGCAAAACAAGGTACTAAATAAGTAAATAGTAGTATTTTCCAAAAAAAATATTGAAAATATGCATATAAATATATTTTTATAAAAATATATTTTTATAAAAATATATTTATTAAAAAAAATTGATTTATATTTTTAACTATTATAAATAATTATATTAATTGATAGATATTATGAATACAAATACAGGAATAGAATCATCTACAAGAGAAGAGATTAATTGGCGTAATTTAAATGAAGAACGTATTGATGATCCGATTATTACTGCGTTAGTAAAAGAAGCAGAAATTTTATTTATTAAAAATGAAACAGTTGAAAATACTATATTTGAAAATAATATTCATATGTTTATACAACCAATAAATGATTTTTTAAAAAAAAATAAATATAAAACAAAATTTACAGAAATGAAAGTAGATAATGTTATCAATAATAAAAAAAAGTTATCTAAAAAGGATATTATTTTACAACAAATTAAAGATAATAAAAATAAAGATGAAATAGATAAATTATTAAATTCATTTAAAATAAACAATCATCTTCCTTATTTAATTAAAAAACCAATAGAATCTTATTTCGGTATTTTATATTGGGCAATTTATTTATTATCTAATAAAAAAATAAATATTGATCTTTCTATATATTTAGATTGTTCTATTAGTTTATATAGAGCTATTCAAGATTCATTGTATTTTTTATATGATTCATTAATAACTGAATCATATGCAATTTTAAATGAATTAGAAGAATTTCTTTATTTAAAAGTGAACCAAATTCAATTTTTCCCTTTTATTACAAGAAATCTTAATTTTATATTAGATTCAACATGGGATAAAGATAAAACTAAATCCACAACTTTATATATGGAACAAAAAAATATATTGTCTCTTATTTCTTCTAATTTAAATGAAAAAAAATTAATTTTTTTTGAAATGCCTCCTGCAAATGGAAAAACAATTCTTTCAGCAATATTAGCAAAAGTAATCGCACATAAAAACAAAGAAAATTTAGTAACTTTTCCAAACTATAAAAGAAAAACACTACTTTATATATGTTACAATTCAATTGTACGTAATGAAGTTGCTAAATTATGTATTACACATAATGTAGATGTAAAATATTGGTTAGCCGTTACTCAACTGGATAAAGAGGATAGTAAAATGAAAACATTTTTACGTCCATACAAAAATTGTTATCCGGATTGGAATAAAAGAGGATTAAGAACAAAAAAAGAAGAAAAAGATTATGCCAATAAAAAATGGAAAAAATTTAGTGAAAATATTTATGATCAATGGGAGTTCTTTATGAATGAAACAAGACCTATTTCAGAACAATATTCTGATTTACATGATTATTTAAATGCTCCAAATCTTCCTGAAATGATTATTTCAGATTTAGATTCAGCATATGAATTATTGAGTAAATTTCCAGATACATTTGTCACTTATTTTGATGAAGCATTCGCAGCATCTGAATTAGATATTACATCTAAAATTATGTCCATTATGGGTTTTACGGTATTAGTTTCAGCAACTTTATCACAACCAGAAGAAATACCAACTGTTATTTCTAATTTTAGAACAAGACATAATTTAAATAATGATTTTTTACATGTTATTAAATCATCAAAACAACATATTAGTTGTACATTTATTGATAATAATGGTAAAATGTTTGCACCTCATGATATTGTAGAAAATATAAATTTATTAACTC